ATGGTGAACGAATTTACGGTAATGTATGCCTTGAGGTGTTTCTCAAAAGCCGTGGCACTTGTTTGCTACAGCATATTAATTTGGCAGCGTGTAAAATTGAAGACATTGAAGGTGCTTTCATTGAAGGCATGACGCAGCTGTGTGAGCTGCACAGTAAAACTGGTGTGGATGAATCCGGTGAGTACCTCCCCTCGCAAACAGATCGCCAAGTGGGTCTTGGAATGCTTGGCTTGGCTAACCTTTTGCGCCGCTATGACGTATCTTATCAAGATTTCGGCGAAGCTCTAGCTTTGGTTAGCGGTGGTGTTATTTGTGATGACACCGATGCAGTACGCCTTGCCCGTGCCCTTTACTTTGGTATTGAAAATGCAGCTACCGTTGCTCGTAACTACCGTATGGATCGGGCTTTTGCTATTGCTCCCACTGCTTCTTGTAGTTACCGCCACAATGATCTGGACGGCTTCACTGCTACTCCAGAAATAGCCCCTCCCATCGCCCGTCAAGTGGACCGTGACAGCGGTACCTTTGGCGTCCAGAGCTACGACTACGGTCCTGTTGAGATCGCATCGGAAGTTGGCTGGGATGCTTACAAATCAGTTGCGGATGGTATCATGAAGATGCTGGACCGCACGGGACTTCTTCATGGCTACAGTTTCAACTCGTGGAGTGACGTTATCACTTACGACGAAGCCTTTATTGAAGAGTGGTTGGCTTCACCTCAAACCTCCCTTTATTACTCGCTTCAGGTTATGGGTGACACTCAAGACAAGACAGATGCATATGCTGCTCTAAAAGAAGATGATGTTACCGCATACTTGGACTCTATTATCAACGATTTAGAACCAACTTGCGATTGCGCTGAATGACACCTTACGATAAACTACTTGCCAGGAAACGAACCTGGACCCCCGTACAAACCACTGCAGGTAAACTTGTGGAGGGCGCTGAAGAAACTATTTATCGCGCCCTTGCACTCCGCCATATGGAACTGCCTGTAGGAGATTTTATTAATGACGCCCTCAAAAATGAAGTTCCGAAAGCAAGTGTGGACCTCCTTCGATCCAATATCAAAGACGAGGAGAATCACGACCTCGCGTTGGGTTATATCGCCAACGCTATCGGCACTGATCCGAAAGCTGAGGCGGAAGCCCAAAGGTTACGAGAAGCTTGGGTTGCGCATCCAGATCACACGCTCCTCAAAGCGTTGGTTGCCGAACGTGCGATTTTCTTTGTGCTCCTCCCCTTTTTCCGTTTCAACGGTGACGCTGGACTCCGCACAGTAAGTGCTGACATCTCTCGTGATGAACAGGTCCATGTTTCTACTAACACTCTTGTCTGCACTGAGATGGGTCTGAATTACAGCCCTTCTCTTGACAAACTACGTAAGGCTACCATCAACTGGGTTATGGAGCCACTAGGTAGAAATACCTCCAATAAATATTTGGACAAAAAATTTTGGCTGGATTCCAGCGATAACTTGATGTATCAAGGTAAAGCCCCAGAGCTTTCTGACACCAAGCGAGCTAGGATGCCAGCGTTCTTTGAACATGCAAACCCCAACCTCCCTCAGTATGCTTGAAGTAAAGGGGATGACAACCTCGTCCCTACTTCAAGAACTGTTTGAAACTTTTCCACCTATCAACCCAACCCCCACTATGACTATGGAGCAGATCATGTATCAAGCAGGTCAACGCTCCATTGTCGAGTGGATTCAAACCAAAATGGATGAAAGCTAATGTGTTTCGGTGGCGGAGGCGGCGGTGGTTCACCTGCCCCTCAAATTTTTAATGCTCAACCTGTATCTAAACAGTTTGAAATTCCCAAACCTCCACAACTTGATCGTCAGTATCGACCTTTGACTTCTGAGGCTACTACTCCTTCGATCCGTACTGCTGGTGGTAAGCAGAGACAAAAAGCTGGTCTTACTCCGCTTCGTCGAAAGCTTGCTACTGGTATGACTACTGGTGTAACTGTTGGTGCTGAAGGTGTAGCTACTCCTCCTGGAGGAATAAACCTGTGAAGAATGCTCGCGCTCGGTATGAGAAACTTACTTCGGTAAGAAACAATTTTCTCGATGTAGCTTACGAGTGTTCTCGCCTTACTCTTCCTTACCTGATTCGTCGTGATGAAGGTTACAAAGAGAACCATAAAACTCTTGTAACTCCGTGGCAATCGGTTGGAGCCAAGTCGGTTGTAACGTTGGCAAGTAAACTGATGCTTGCTCTTTTACCTCCGATGACCCCGTTCTTTAAACTACAAGTTCGGGATGAGAAACTTGGCGAGGAGCTTCCTCGTGAGATTAAATCTGAACTCGAAGAGAGCTTCGGTAAAATTGAACGCATGATCATGGATGTTATTAATGCATCTAACGATCGTGTTACTATCCACGAAGCAATCAAGCATTTGATTGTTGGTGGTAACGCCCTTTTGTTTATGGGCAAAAATGGAATCAAGATGTACCCGCTAAACCGGTTTGTTGTAAACCGTGATGGTGACGGTAACGTTCTTGAGATCGTGACCAAGGAGCTTATTTCCCGTGAGCTTCTGGATATTCCCCTGCCTAAACCTAATCAGCCTGGTGGCAACTCTGGTTCCGGCAAGAACGGGAAAGAGGATGACGTTGAGGTGTACACCTACGTCCGACTGGAAGAATCATCTGGTCGCTGGGTCTGGCATCAGGAAGTTGATGACAAAATCATTCCTGGTAGTCGTAGTACAGCCCCTAAAAATGTTTCTCCATGGCTTGTTCTCCGATTCAATACAGTTGACGGTGAAGACTACGGTCGTGGTAGAGTAGAAGAGTTCTTGGGAGACTTGCGCTCTCTTGAATCTTTGAGTCAAGCACTAATTGAAGGCAGCAGTGTTGCAGCTAAAGTTGTATTCTTGGTATCACCAAGTAGTACTACTAAACCTGCTACGCTTGCAAACGCTGGAAATGGTGCTATTGTGCAAGGCAGACCTGAAGATGTGCAGGTTGTTCAAGTAGGTAAAACTGCTGACTTCCGAACTGCATCTGAAATGTCTAACAGTTTAGTGCAACGTCTTTCTGATGCATTCCTTGTTCTTTCTGTTCGTCAGTCTGAACGTACAACTGCTGAAGAAGTACGACTCACACAACTTGAACTTGAAAAACAACTCGGAGGTCTTTTCTCTTTGTTGACAGTAGAGTTCTTGGTTCCCTACCTGAACCGTACTATGTTTGTTCTGCAACGTAGTAATCAGGTACCTAAACTTCCCAAAGATCTTGTCCGTCCACAGATTGTGGCTGGTGTAAATGCTTTGGGTCGTGGTCAGGATCGTGAATCACTGACTATGTTCCTGCAAACAGTTGCTCAGACTATGGGTCCTGACGCAATTGCAAAATACATTGACCCATCTGAAGTCATTAAGCGTTTGGCTACAGCACAAGGTATTGAAACCTTGGGTCTGGTTAAATCTGAAGAACAGCTTCAAGGTGAAATGCAGCAACAACAACAAGCAATGCAACAGCAAGAACTTGTTAAACAAGCTGGTCAGTTTGCCTCTGCTCCTATGATGGACCCAGCTAAAAACGCTGAATTTGCGAATCAATTAGATGACGGATCCAACCCCGCGTAAATCGCGCCGAAAGCCTAGCGTTCCTGAACCAAAGCGTACTGCTAAGCCTGCTCAAGAAATTACAAATGAGAAGGTGCCTCTTACAATTGAGACACCTGAACCTAATCCCGTGAGTGAAAAGAAACTCACACCTAAGATGACGCTTGGCGAAGACCCGTACACTGAAGACGGTAATCGCTACGCACCACGTATGAAGGTAGGTACTCCTACCATCGGTCGTTCACCCAACTATGTAAAAACAGTTGGCCTTGGTAACCTTCAAGTAACTACTGTAAATGGCAATTCTAACTTACGATCCGACTCCAGCGGATCAACCGGAACTGAATGAAGCTGAGCAAGAAGCTCTAGCTATTGGCGAGCAACGTGCTCAAGAAGAAAGCCGGATGCTGGCTGGTAAATACGAGTCAGCTGAAGAACTGGAAAAAGCTTACATTGAACTGCAAAAGAAACTAGG